AGGCGTAATGCTTCAGTCTGCGTCATCATCATGCTCCTTGCTTTCTTCGATCAATTGGAGCTTGACAAATTCCAATGCACCAATGACTGTGGCCATGTACAAAGAATCATCGTATTTGTGGATGGTGCTTAGTAGGTCTTCAATCAATCCATCAATAACTTTTCCTTGGTTGAAGTTCATTCTTTGCTCCTTGCCAGGCTTGGTGCAGCACTCTTCTCACCGACCAGGTCTTCGCTCACTTCGACACCAAGTTTTAAGACAGCGCTGGGGCTTTTAAGTTCCCAGGCATCTTTGTTGTCTTTGAATGCTTCGCGCACCATGGCCTCGTCTTTCCAGAATTTGGTCTTGCGGCCTGCACGCATGGTCCAGCCAGTGATTGCTTGGCCATTGGTCAATTGCTCTTTGGCAGCAGACTGCACTGCATCGGCCCATGCGGCCACCAGGGCAGCGTTGTCTAGCATCTCTGGTGTGACAGTGGTGTCAGGCTTGAAGTCGCTCCTGGCGGCTTCCTGGACCTTCTCGCGCATGCTTGGGCAAATGGTCTTGGCCTTGCAATACCGGCAGGCATCGGGAGATGGGCTTGTGGGTGCATCGCTTGTCAGTGCCAGCTCGGCTGCGGCTTTGAGCTTGTTGCCATGGTCAATTAAATCCTGGCCAGTGACAGTCCACTTGCTGTGGCCGACACGGGGCTGGAATATGTGCATGGTGCAAGTGATGCGCTCGGGCGCTTTGAATTGCCTCATGGCGCCCAATGCATAGGTCAGCAGCTGCTTGTTGTCAGTTGCGTCAACAGCCACACGGCCAGTCTTGAGGTCAACGACATGCAAGTGGTCGCCATCGACCAGGACAGCGTCAGCCGTGCCGCCTAGCGCTGGGTGCAGGGATTTGAGACCTTCATCCAGGTTGACCTCAATCAGCTTTTTGCGCGGATTCTCGACCAGAGTGTTGACAAAGTCTGCATAGGCTTGGGCCATTGCCACATGGTCCTTGTCAGTGTTGGCAGGGACTTGCTGGCCAGACAGAATGATCTCTGACAGCTCATGGATCGCTGTGCCAATGGCAGCGGCCTCGCCTGCCGGCTCATAGGGCATGAGTGACTCCAGGCGATAGCTGCCTGGGCATTGCATGAAGCGGTCTGTGCGTGAGGCTGAAAGCCTGGCGTGTTTGCGGGTTTGATGTTGCATGGTTTCTCCGGTTGGTTAAATAATTTGATTCACGACATTGAGTTTTTTCAACACCTTAGCCAGGACATTGTGGTCCAGGGATGCCTTGATGGTCAGAATGTAGATCACTGGTGCAATGCCATTTTTGGTGATGTTCTCAACCCGGCTTGACGCCTGCTCCAGTGCCGATGTGGACCAGGTGCATTCGACAAAGACAATGGTGTCGGCAGCACTGAGGTCCACGCCTTCAGACATTGCGGCAATGTTGCCGATGATGCATTTGGTCTTGCCGGCTTGGAAAGCCTCAATGGCCATGTCGCGCTTCAATCGTGTGGTGTCACCCACCACGATCACTGGCTTGTGGGTTTTGAGTTCATCTTGCAAAGCCTGGACCACATCCTTGTGGTGCGCAAAGACCACCACTGGCTCGTTGGCCTGGAGCAAGTCATCGATGAAGTCGGCTGCATATTGGACCTTGCGCATGCCAGCTTCGCGCATGATCTCGGCCAAGCCTTCAAAGGCCATGAGCGCGTTTGGATTGGCCACCAGGGCATCGGCATCAAAAGACTGCTCACGCTTGTCATTTGGCAGATCAAAGGTGATGAGTGACACTTGCGGCTCTTTGTAGTCCTTGAAGATGTCTTCTTTCTTTCTGCGCAGCACATGGGGCTTCATCATGGCTTTGAGTTCTGGCAGATTTGACGCGCCTGATGTGTCCAAGCCCCAGGGGGCTGACCACATCTTTGCGTACCTGGCGGCAAAGTCAAACCAGCCGCCCCGGTAAATGCCCAGGCCATGGAGGATTGGCCACAGCTCGATGGGCCTGTTTGGGATGGGCGTGCCACTGAGCGCATAAACGCAATCGATCTTTTTCATGGCCAGCATTGCAGCCTTTGTCCTGGCAGCTTTTGGATTCTTAATCCTATGGCACTCATCCAAGACTAGGGCGTTATATTTGTCCACTTGCGTAACACCATATTGCAGCACATCGTAATTGATGATGGTCACATCAGCACTGTTTGGCTGGCCAGCGTCTTTCTTGCCGTTTACCACATGCACCGAGACATTGGGGGCCAGCTTGTTGAAAGCCGCCTCCCAGACTGTCTTTGCAATGGCTGGGCAGACGATGAGGGCTGGGAGGTTTTCAAGGGCTGCTGCCGCTGTGGGTAGCGTCTTGCCAACACGGGGCTGGTCGGCCAGGATGGCCCTTCGCCTGGACAGCAAAAAGAGCTTGGCTTCTTGCTGATGGGGGAATAACTTCATGATCGTTTCCTTCGTTTAATTTGTGTGCATCATATACGATTTGTGCTAAAGTGCAATTTCTGCAAACGCAGAAAACGATTAAATCGTTAAAACCCTGTAAACCTTAAAAGGAAAAACCATGTCAACCAGAGTCGTAACCGGCAAAGTCCGCTTCTCTTATTTCTCAGCTTTGACTGCTCGCAAGAATGAGATGAACGGCAAAGAAGAGTTCTCCACCCAGGTGCTGGTCCCAAAGACAGACACCGAAACTGTCAACCAATTGAAAGCGGCAGCCAAGGCTGCATTGACTGCCAAGTTTGGAGACAAGATTCCAAAGACTGTGCGCAATCCCTTGCGTGATGGCGACACCGAGACCAAGTCTGATGGTTCACCACTGGGTCCAGAGTATGCAGGCCACTACTTTTTCAACACCAAGTCAACGGCAAAGCCTGGCGCTGTGGACATGCATGGCCACGACATCATTGGCAGCCAGGACATTGTCTCTGGCGATTTTGGCCGCGTGTCTTTAAATGCTTATGCATATGACCAGGCTGGCAATAAGGGTGTGTCGTATGGCCTCAACAACATCATGCTCTTAGCCAAGGGCGATTCATTGGGTGGTGCAAAGCCAAGTGCTGCCAGTGACTTTGGCATCAGTGCTGGCAAAGCTCCAGCAGCTGCTGAATCAGTCGACAGTGACTGGTGATTCTTGAATCAATTTATTGAGCGCAATGTTCAATTGATTGACTGAAGTCCAGAGTGGCTCCACAGTTCCAGACAGCCACCGGCTGACCTGGGACTGCTGGATACCAGCCTCCTGGCACACCGCAGCCATGGTTATCTTGTGAGCCTTGGCCCTTGCCCTGATAGTATGAATTGATTCCATGGGCGCATTCTAATTGCGGTATATGTATAAAAACAACAGATAAAAATAATTCTTTACAGAATATTTAATTCTGTCCACAATGGTTACGCCTATTCAACTTAAACGAAAGAAACCGATGAAACAGAAAATCATTACAGCCCTGATCGAATGGACCTTGGCCATCATCATCTTTGGTGGCATTGGCGTGATGTTAGCTTGGCGCGGGTAAAACATGACTTACAGCCGCACACCTAACTGCCCAAAAGACTTGTTCCAGTTCAATTGCTGCATTGAAGATGTCGACCTGGTCTGCTTCCTGGAATACAGCCCAGCCGAAAAAGGATCGACAGATTCTTATGGCGCTCCTTATGAGCCTGATATAGAAGAGTCCATGACTCTGAATAACGCATACATTGCAGACACCGATGTCGATGTTGCACACATGTTTCTGCAAAGCCTGGTGGACCACATTGAGGTGTCAGCACTTGAGAAGTTTAAGGATGGTGCGCTGTGAGAATTCTTATTGCCTGCGAATACTCTGGTCGTGTCAGGGATGAATTCTTAAAACTTGGCCATGAAGCAATGAGCTGCGATCTGCTGCCAACAGACGCGCCTGGCCCACATTACCAAGGGGATGTGCGCGATGTCTTGGACTATCCATGGGACATGATGATCGCCCACCCTCCATGCACTGATCTGGCCGTTTCTGGTGCTGCATGGTTTGCCAAGAAACGCATGGCTGGTCAGCAGCAGGCCAGCGCATCTTTTTTTATGATGCTGGCCAAGGCTGACATTCCAAGAATCGTGATTGAAAATCCTGTTTGTGTGATGTCATCCTTGTGGCGTAAACCGGACCAGACCATCCAGCCATGGATGTTTGGCCACATGGAACAAAAGGCCACATGCCTTTGGCTGAAGAACACCCCCCCCTAGCACCAACCAATGTTGTGAAAGAACAAATGATGCTTTTGCCTAGAAACCAAAGAGAGCGCCTGCACTATTTGCCGCCAAGTGAAGATCGCTGGAAACTGCGCAGTGAAACCTATCTTGGCATCGCTCAAGCAATGGCCAGCCAATGGGGTGCAGCATGAACCAAGACCTTCAACCAGCCCTTGAGGCTTGCCTGGACCTAGTCAATGACATGGTCCACCCAGAAGCATTTGGACACGCCATCCCTGATGAGCTTAAAACCCGTGCATTCGTTGTCAAAACGATGCTGGAGCGATTAAAAGCACGCACTGAGGCCAGTGATGCCTAGAGGCAATAAACCCCGTGTAGGCCCTGCCATTGAGGCTGCACTCAAAAAGAAAAGCAATCTCTCTGACCTTGACCTGGCAAAGATGTGCTTTTGCGTGCGCAGAAGCGCTGCCAGGATTCTTTTTGAGCTGCACCTCAAAGACATGGTCCACATCTCTGGTTACACCAGGGTGAATGCAAATGGCCAGTGGCGGCCATTGTGGTCATGGGGTGAGGGTGAAGACGCTCAAGCGCCTGGTCCAGTTCCAGGCTCTGAGCGCATTCGGAAATATCGGGACAAGATGTCAGCCGATGACAAAGACTTTGGCCTGGCCAGACGCAGACAGAAAAGACGAGTTGTCAAACGCGACCCTTTGGTGGCCGCGTTTTTTGGTGACTAATTATTCTTGGCCTGCACCAATTGCAGTGCCAAATCCAAGCTCTTCAGCTTTCTTGCGCAGTGACTTGGCCAGTGGATCGACCTTCATCACATTGGCTTTGCCCATCATCATTGCAGCCAACTTAGGGTCTAGCATTGCTTCGACCAGGAGCTGTTGAATCTGCTGATCTGGCAACTTGTACAAAAAGTCAAGCGGCCTTGTCATGGTGCGCAATGTAGTGTTGTCAGCCATTGACTCGCTAAACACTCGGCCAATCAAATTGCCCATACTCATGTTTTGGAAAGTATTTGAGCCTGGAGCTTTCACGCCCGGCGCTGTTGCAGCCTGGCCACGATTGATCTCATTGATGATGTTATCCAAACGGGTCTGAGCCGCTGGTGACAATTGAGCGCCAATCTCATCGGCCTTTGATGCCACTTGTCTGCGCAAAGCACTGGCAGCCAGGACTGGCTCACCAGTCATCAAGTTGGGCTGGCCAGTTGTGACTTTGGACTCAATGCCTTGCAGCAAGCGCATTTGGTCAATGGCGCTCGATGACTTCTCAAATTGCTTCATGTACTTCTGAAAGCCTGGAGCGCCAGATTCGATTGCATTGTCAATGACTGGCAGCAATTCAGCCATCTGTCCTTTGGCCAAACGCAAATTAGCCAGGTCGCCTGAGAGCTTGCCAGCCATTGCGTCTGTGATGTCTTTTCTGACACTGTACAAAGCCATGGGGTCAATTGTTCCAGTCTCAGGATTGACGCGCTTGGCCAACAAACTGTTGACATAGCCCATCGCTTCATCGACTGTCTTGCGCTGCGTTGCAGGGTTAGACATGATGCCGCTGATGGCGTTTGTGATCGGCTCGACACTTACTGGCTGCTTGTTGGCAAATGCAGATTCACGCATTGGGCCTGTGACGCTGGCGCGTTTAGCTTCAGCGTATGGGATAGAGCCTGGAGTTGTTGCATCACCAGCTCGGCCACCAAGTCTTCTGAATGACTCAAGCAAAGCCTGCTGATTTGCAGACAGCACGCTTGGGAAAGCACCAGACTGGTCCAGTGCGCGAATGGCAGTCTCAGCAGCAGCCAAGCCAGGATCACGCGCACCAGCTGCTGTCGTGACACGCACACCTGGGACAAGAGGCTGGGCCTGCTGCAAGTTCTGCATGGCACGCTGTTGATCTGTGGCCAGTTTGTTCAAGACATTGCCAACAATGACTTCTCGGCCTTCTTGTGTAAATGGCTTAACCAATGCGCTTGGCGCTTCCAAAATCTTCTGGGTTGGTGTGAGCTTTGGGCCGCCTGGGGCGACCATGCCTGCCAACATTGCACCGCCAAGCTGCGCACCAGGAGACGCGCCACCTTCACGCAATAAACCACCAGCGCCTGATGCTGTCAGCGCAGCAGCAGACTGGGCTTGTGGGCTTTGTGCAAAGAATTTGGCCACATCTGAGGCCATGCCAGGCAGCTTTGGAGCCATTTCACCAGCAACACGGGCAACACCACCAGTGCCATATCCGGCTGTGGTCACATCCTGGATGATTCGCTCTTGAGGTGTTCTAGGTGTTGGGAAACCAATACCCGTCAAAGTCTTTTCGACAGCCTGGGTTTGCGTTGGGATTTTTGTCCCGGCAGCCAAATTGACTAGATTAACCAATGGATCTACCACCATGGGCAGCAGACCACCAGCAGTCAGCGCAGCCTGGGCCATGGGCCGTGTGGCCAAACCAATCTGGCGACCTAATGTGTCTGGCGTTTGAGTGGCTGCAATCTTTTTAAGCTCTGTTGGTGCAGTCGAATTGATAAAGGCAGCAATCTGCTCATCACTTGCGACAGCTGGAAATTCAATTGTTCCAATGCCTTCGATGTTGATTTTTTTCATACTGCCTCACTCAAATTCAAATCGACCATTACGAAACACCATTTTTCGCTCAGTGGTTGGGCCTGATGGTGCAGCAGCTGCGGGAGCTGATGGCAATGGAGTGTAAGCCTCATAAGCCTTGCCAGCAGACTTCTGCATGGCCAATGTGGCCACACGCCTTGCTTCTGCTTTCTGTGCCAACTTCTCAGCACTGTCGCCCACTTGTGGGAAATATGTCGCATATTCCTGGGCCATCTCATCCTTGCCAATGGCAGCGCCTGATTCCTTGCGCAGCTTGGCGCGAATCCAATCTTGCGCAGCCTGATCAAACTTCTGGGTTTCAGCGCTTTGGCCACTACGGGCAATTGCACCACCCACCAAAGGAATGGCTTCAGCTGTGCGAGTTCCCCATCCTGGCTGTGAGCCAGCAGGCAAACTGTTAATGATGCTGTTTGACAGCTCCATGCGCTGTGCGTATCCGGCAGCATTGGATTGGGCCTCTGTTGGCTGTCCACCAGAAACACCTTTGAGTTGTCCGCCTGCACCCATGACTGGAGTGGCAACACCACCAGGTGTCTTTGGCACATAGACAAAACCTTCTGGGGTTTCTCTAATCTCTGTCGCACCACGGGCAAAATTAGCTTGTGAAATGGCCAAGTTACCCTGAGCCACTTTCAAGTTGGCAATTTCGCTTGGTGTCATTGTTTGTGCAAATTGCTCATTGCCAGTCAGTTTTGACTTATCAATGGCCACAGTCATGCCACCAAGATTTTGCAAAACAACATCGCGCTTTGGACCAAAGCCTGCCATGGTTTTGATTTCACCAGATTTAAATTGCTGGACCATGATGGGCTTGCCAGTGGTATCAGTCACTTCAAATGGCTGGCCAACAACTTCAGCTCGTGGGTTTAATTCTCTGGCCATATCTTGGTAGCGCTTGGCCTCTTCACTCTTACCCCGTGATGCCAAGAGGTCTGCTGCTTGCTGATATTGGGCAGCTTTCATTTCGGCAGCGCTTGGCTGTGGAATATTGGCGGCCAATTCAGCACGGGCCATGGTTGGGCCTGCTTGCATTCCAGGCATGGCCAAGGCTTGCTGCTCTGGACTCAATGCAGTTGTTGGTTTGGTAAAAATGCCACCCAATTGAGTTTGCAAGTCTTGAGCGCTTTTGGCCTCTTGCAATTTTTGGCCAAGCAATAAATCTTGCAAAGATGCAGCTCTTGCCTGTTGATATCCCTGTTGGCCAGCTTGAAGTGCTGATCCAAGAGCTTGACCAAGGCTGATTCGCTGTGGACTACGGCCGCCAGCCTGGAGCAAAGCAGCGGCTGCTGACAGTGCAGACTGAGTGCCAAGGTTTTGGCGCTGTTGGGCTGTCAATAGCTTTTCAAGCTCACTGCCAGAGTTAGCGCCAAATGCATTGCCTAAAAGGCCGCCAAAATCAAAGTCTGCCATCGCTTACCCCTTAACTGCCTAAAAGGCCAAGAACACCACCAGCCACAGCGCCCATTGGTCCAAACAATTGGCCACCGGCCAAAGCACCACCTAATGCGCTCGATGCTGGGTTTGAATAGCTTGGAGTCTGTGCCACCATGCCAAGGTTTGCAGGCTGCGCACCAAGTGAAGACTGGACAATGCCAAGGCGCTGCAAACCAATGTTGCGGATGGCATCCATTTGCTGCTGGTCCAAAGCCTGACGCGCACCACCAGCGCCCATGACAGCTTGAGCGCCACCAAGACGCAATGCTTGTTGCTGCGCTGCCAAATTACCGAGCTGGCTTGCACCGCCCAAACGCAATTGAGCGCCTTGCAAACCGGCTTGCTGATTGGCAATGTCGGCTGCTGATCTGCGTGCAATGTCTGCCTGCTGTGCGGCCATTGCCTGGTTGAATGCTTGCTCATTGAGTTGAGTGCCAAGTGTGGCAGCCTGCTTGGCAAACCCTTGGTTTGTCAAAGCCTCGGCCACACCTTGGCGCGAGCCACCGAATGCACGGGCAGCATTTGCACGCTCACCAGTCTGCTGAATGGCAGCGCGTCTTGCAGACTCCAGGTCGGACAATGCGTTTTCACGCACCATGCTTGTGTATGGATTCATGTAAGAGCCAATTGTTCCTGGTCCTTGACCAAGACCCAAATTGGTCTGCTGCGCTGTAATTTGTGCAGGCTGATAGACACCGCCATAAGCAGCCATTTGAGCTGCCAGGTCAGTGCCAGTGATGCCTGGGCCAGCGAGGCCCGTGTTGACCAAAGCCTCCTCGCCTGCCTGGTACATGGGGTTGTACCCAGCAAACTGCTGGACCGGCAATGCACCGGCCACACCTTGGGCCTGCTGAAAGTTGGCTAGGAATGCTTCCTTGATCTGTGGATCAATAGAGCTTGTTGATGTTGTGCTTCCACCTTTTGACATATTGCCACCTTATCCCAGTAAAGATTTCATTTTCTTGGCAGGCACTTTGCCTTCATTGATCATGTCCAGAAGACCCTTGCCATACTTATCGACTGAAGACTTCTTGATCACATACTCGCCAAGGTCAAGGTTGACAGCGCCATCATCAGGACCTGGAGGGTTGCCACCAAACATCAGGCCGCCATGGACCATGCCGCCTTTGGCCATGCCTGTTGATTCTTGCTGATTGTTTTGCGTTGCAGCCGCTTGCTCTGCCACTGTCTTGGCCGTATTGGCAGCAGCGATTTGGTCGTACAGAGCTGGGTTATAGCCACCCATTGCTGTGCCTGCCACCACGCCTGCGTATGGGTTGCCCATGGGCTTCATCTGGCCCATGATCAGGCTGTAAGGAGAAGCGCCACCAGGAGTGACTGCTGGGTTGTACTGCGCACCAGGTGCAATTGACTGGTAATTCTGAAAGTTCTGAGCAAAGCCTTGGGTGGCATTTGCGAATGGCGTTGTGCCAACACTGGTCTGAAAGCCTGTGGTCTTTGCGGCCTGCTCGGCTGCCAACTTCTGCTGATTGGCCAGGTATGCCTCATAAGCCTTTTGATTGGCTGCAATCTGCTGCTGATTCCTGATCTCATTCAAGCGCTGCTGCTCGGCCCAGTTGGTCGTGTTGGCCTGCTGCTGCGCTGCCCAATTAGTCGCATTTTGTTGCTGCTGCTTGGCCCACTGCGCTTCACGCGCTGCCAGCTCATCCATGGCTGCCTGGTTGTAGGCAATCTCAGTGGCCGTTGTGGGCGTTGCCGCTTCCATGCGGGCTTGAATAGCCGCAGGGCTTGATTGAGTGGCACGGGCCACATCAGCAGCGCTGATCTGGTATTGATTCATCAGGCTTTCAAACTGGGCATCGCTCAAGCCTTGAGCCTCGCCTTGTTTGATTGCGTCAACAATGTTCTTGTCAAATTGCTCTTGGCTGATGCCGTTGGCCAGTGACCATGCTAGTGCCGGTGAAGTTGCCATAATCTTTCCCCTATAAATCTTTTGCCAGTACAGACCACTGTGGGCTGTAACCTTCGTCTTTCAAAAATGTCTTTTGCCAGCCTCTTCGGCCTGCCAAAGTCACCCTGGTGCAGCCAACAGACTTGCCCCAGGATTCGATCAATGGTCTCATCCTTGAGAGTTCATCTAGGTCGCCACCAGCCAGAAAATAATGCAAATTCTTTAGCCTGGGATAGACAATGATCTCTGTCAATACCACCGAGTCTTTGGCTGGCCACAGTTGCAATCTGTGATCCTGGACCATCTCGGCAATATCTTCAAAATTGTGTGTGCCTCCAGAGTATTCTAATGCCGCCTCCACATGGTGGCGTAATCTTTCCAAATGCTCTTGGTCGCTCATCGCTTACCCGATGGCACAGCCTCTAATCTCATAACCCCAATTCGCCAGTCAGACAATGTGTCACCAGTGACTTTGACATTGACCTGGCGGCCAGAGAACCGGACACTGGTCGGATTGGCTGCCGTATATGGTCCAAATGTCGATTGCGACCCTGTCGGATAAAGACGGGTTTTGAATGACACCACAGCCTCACCCAGGGTTTGCTCATCAGGAATGACTTGCCTGACAGACATGATGTTGTCGCCATTGCCCAATTGCACTGGGCCAGACTCAGCATAGACGCTTGCCGAGCCGTAGTCATAGCCGACCTCATGCTCGTAGATGTAGCCATCGCTTGAGACCATCAAGGGATAGGTAAACACGCCAGAGTCAGAGCCAGCCAGTCTGGCCATCAAGCCAATATTCCAGTGGTTTTCGCGGTAGTTGAAAGTGACATAGCTGTCATTTTCATTGCTCGATGCGCTTGGGTAGAACCACCAAATCTCACCAAACTTGCTGTTGTGGACAGCATAAATCTTGGATGCCTGGGCATAGTTGATGTTGCCAAAGATGTAGTCGCCCACATCGCTTGGCAGTGGCTTTACATACCCGTCATAAATCCAGAAGCCTGCTTTGCTCATCCAAATGGCTGCCGTGTCAATGGCCGCCACAGCCTGGGCCGAAATGAGACCGCAGCCACTTCCTGCCTTCTCAAAGCCATAAACGAATGGAGCGCCAACATACTGGGCCGTGTGGACATCCACATCGGTGAACAATAGATTCACACCCTTCACACGCTTGCCAGCGATGAGTGAGCCAGGTGTGGCCAGGTCATAGTCGCCTGCCAGGTTGTCGCCTGCTGGTGTCCATTGGGTATTGTCTTCCTGGTCGCACCACTTGACCTTGCGTGGGTTGCCACCAGCGCCAAGCGCAAAGATGATGCGCTCTTGAGTGACCAGGACTGCCTTGTTGTTAACTGGGGCATTGGTGATTGCTGCGGCCAGTGTGGGCGATGAAAAGCCCAATTGCCACTCGTAGAGCTTGCCATCCCATGATGAACACGCCACCAAATACTCACCCCATGTGTCCATGGACCAGGTGGTGGCTGCAATGGGTGTGCCGGTGTCAGGCCTGGCCACGCCATAGGCAAAGCTGCCATAGACATTGTATCCATAGCCCGTCAGCACTGTTGAGCTGGCGTAACCCGTGGTAAAGCCTGTTGGCGTGATGTCTTTGAGTGTTCCAAGCTCATTCATTACATAGAGCTTGGAATGCGTGCCAGCAGCAATCCATCGGTTGGCGCTGTTGTCGCGCCAAGTGATGAGTCCACGGCATGAGCCTGTCATCTGTGAGCTTGACCTGGTACGCCACCCATTGATGGGCCTCAAGGTCCCTTCATACCAGCGCACAAGGTTTGCGTCATACCAGCGGCCTGCTGCCTGGTATTCAGTACCATTTCGGAAAACACCTGGAGGTAATTTGAGAGGTATGTACATGGCAGTATTTATTTGATGTTCGAGACAAAGCTCATTGTCGCAATTAGCGATGCCGTTGAGGGGTAATTACCCGATGCTGGATAAGCCTGGATGCTGATTGCAGTATTGTCAGCCTCCCACAAAAGCTCCACATAATCTGTCGCGTCTAAGCTCACAAAATAATTCCAGCCCGCAATTGAATGGCCATTGATGCCACCATGGCTGTTTGGGATTGAGATAAACCCAGTCGATCCAGTCACCACAGTCCCATTGATCTTGAGCCAAACCCTGACATCATGCAGTTGGCTGTCAGTGTTCTGAAACTGGCCAGACCATTGCAGATTCCAAATGCCAGCGTCAGCCACTGTGATCCTTGAATTGCTGGCCACACTCACGCCATTGGCGTAGTCGGTCGTATTCAGTGTCATGGCATAGGCCGTGTTGGCCACTGCTGCTGTCTGATCCGCAGTGCTTTGAAAAGCCCCATAAGGGGCATTCATAAACCGGCCACCTCTTGGACCAAACAAAGAGCCGAGAACAGTGGTCAGCTTTCTGAAGTAAATATTCAGAGCGCTGTTGTTCTCGTTGAAGTGCCTGCGCTCATAGACCTCGGTCGGATAACCAAGGGCTGGTGGTGCAGGGTTTTCAAGCTGTTGTGTTTGGCTGGCCATGGGGTAATTATGTCAGGACAGACAGCGCATGGTTAATGTGTTTGATCCGGTCTTCCAGCCCGATAAAGCCACCATTGATCTTTTTGGTCATGGTTTTGTAGTCCTGGCTGTCTGCATACTGGTTGAGCTTGTGGGTGTTCCAAAACCACCCGGCAGTCAGCGCAGCATACTGGGGCGTGGCCACCAGCTCGGGCTGCATGATCAGGTCCACACCCAGCGCCTGGCCAGCGTGGTGGTAGTTCGCAGACCCGGTGAGCTGAATGCAGCCACGGCCTTTGAAGCGCCAGCCATCACCGCTGGCCTCATCCCGGTTGCCCATCCTGTTGCTGTAAACAGTATTGGCGATCAGCTTGGGATTCCTGGCACACATCTGGGCCTTGGCAGCGTCAAAGCGCTTTGGCCAGAGTTTTTGCAATGCCTCTGCCCTGTAATTTAAATTCTCTTGCAGCACCTTAAAGTTGCCACACTCATGGCCACACTGGCCAATAAAGGCAGCCTGCCTGAGTGGCGTTGAAATGTCGAATCTTTCAAATGTGGCATTGAGTGCATCGACCCACTCTGGGCCAATATGCAGCCGTGCCAATTGTTCGCTATTGACCATTCAAAAGACTCCTCACTTCGTTGTAGGCGCTGATGCAGGCGTTGAGCTTGGTGATGGCTTTGTCTCCATCGGCTGCGATGTCGATAAGAGCTTCAATAGTCTGTCGCTCAAGTTCGCTTGCATCGGCTTGCTGGGGTCTGCTATCTCCAGGGGGAGTGGCGGCACTTGGGGCGCTTTGTGGACAACTTGGGGCTGGGAGGCGCAGCCGGCCAGTCCTAGCAAGCTCATGCATAGCAGACTGCTTTTTCTTGACTTCATCTTGTGCCTTTCTTAGTTGATCTTCCTGGGCCAGCAGCTTCTCGCCCATCTGTTGCTCAATCTTTCTCGACTCTTCATTCTTTTTGGCAATGGCCAATTTCATGTCATTGTCGCGCTCAATCCACCCGTAGTGGTGGCCCACCCGGTATGTACCGAATAATGAGACCAAGACACCAACAATGAGCCAGGGTAGGGGTATTGGTAGCATTAGTCAGCCTCCTGGCGTGCAGCCGCCAATTGAACGCGCTCATGGTCATCCTCAAGATGGTCTGGTGGCGTGTCTGGTGGTGGACCAGGTGTCCAGGACTCATCAAGCTCTGGATTGGTCCAGGTCGGCATCGCGCCAAACGGCTGACTTGGGATGCCATTGGTGCTGGCCGTGAATCCATGGTTGTTTGAGTATCCAGTCGTTGGGTTTAAGTATCCAGTCGTTGGGGTTAAGTATCCAGTTGGATATCCGGCAGCCATTGGCTGCATCATCATGGGCATTGGCTGCATTGGAGGCTGTGGCGCTGCCAAAGCCCTTGCACCAGAGCCGACAGCACGTTTTGTCATCACGCCACCAATGCCACCCACAATCAGCAGCACGATGTCATTCAACATCTTTGTATAAGCCTGGTCAATGGGGGCCATTGATTTGATCGGCTGAGTGACAAAAGTCACTGAGTACAAAAGCGCAATCACGATGAAGCACAAAATCAATGTGACCACCACCACCACAAAGCCCCAGATTCTTACCTCAATGGCTTCTGCTGTTAAAGGCTCATTTTTCTGGAGTAGGTTGGACATCGTTCACCTTCTTTTCAAGTATTGGCGCGACCAGGTATTCTGGACACTGCTGAGTGAATAAACACTTTGGCTTCTGACACTCTTCGGCATGAAAGTGGTCAGGATTCTGACACTTATATCTGTACCGGTCTTCACAGCCAGTGAGCATGACCAGGGCAATTGCAATTAAGTATTTCATGCGTACACATCCACAGAATTAGGTTTGACCCATTGTGCCTTGAGCTGCTGGTCTTTGATCTGCTTTTCAGCCTGGCGATTCAATTGCTCAAGCTGCTGGAGGTTTTGCTGCCTGATCACCCTCTGGGCCTCCTTGAGCAATTGGCCATTGACTTGATACAAAGAGATTTTCATCCTAATCCCACCTTGCTCAAAAGCAGATTCACGATCTTGTCCGACAAGTCATCAGGCAAGTAGCGCAGCAGTCCAAGCACATACCAGGCGATGCACATTCGCACAAAGATTTTGAGAAACAAATCAAATTGTTTCTGATACTCATTCATCGACCACAGCGTTTGGTTGTTTGGCAGAAGTCCATCAATTCATTCACGCCAACAAAGACCAGAAACAAAACAAAAGCACAGCCTGCAATGATCATGGCCAGCTCATTCATCTCTTGCTCTTTTTGTTTGGCCTTCTTTTCCTCGGCCTTCAAGGCAGCCATTTCTTTGGCATCATCCCTGTCCATCTCAGCCTGGCGAGCTTTGATCTTGTTCCAGACATCGATCTTGCCGGTCTGCATAAAGAGCATTTTCAGCTCTTCCTCAAATGCTCTGGCCTGCTCCAGGGCCATCTCGATTTGCAGGGCTGCTCCCATGTTGGAGCCTTTTTTCTCGCGCTTGGCCTGGAGCATGGCCTTGGTGGCCTGGCTCTTGGCATCAAACATCTTGCCAATCATGGGGGCCAGACCGCCCAAATCATTGGCGACCTTGCTGGCCTTTTTGACCATGCTGATGGCGCTTTGCAGGCCGTTTAATGCACTTATGGGGTCCAACATCATGTCACCTCTGGTAAGTTGTAATACTTAGCTTCACCAGCTTTTCTTGCAGCAATGGCTGCGTCTAAATTTTTGTAATGACCAAGCCATTTATTTTTCTTATTTACTTTGACATAGACTGTCCAAGCATTGTGTGTTTTTAACCAAGACACACCTAGATGGCCACTCTTATTGTGGCTTGGCAATGAAATATTTTGGCAATTGTCTGTTCTTGTTACAGCACGCAAATTGCAAAGTCTATTGTCATTTCTGATTCTATTTTTGTGGTCAATGTCTGATTGTGGGAAATCACCATAAACATAAAGCCAAACTATTCTGTGGACTGGATAGCTTTTATTGTTTATTTTTACAGAGTAATAGCCATTGCCATTTGGCGCTTTGGCTTGTTGCCAAGGCTTAACATTTCGATTGTTACCATTTCGCCAAAGTAGCATGCCACTTTCAGCGTCATAGTGAAACAATTTTTTTACTGTTTCATGGTCAATCATGTCCTCTTCTCCCACTTGATGCAGACAACCCTTCGATTGTAGACATCACCCGACCAAATCCACCTGGTGCATCTATATTCGGCAGCTGCTAGTAGGACCAGAGCATAGATCATGGCCAAAACAAAATGATGACAAAAAAGCACCAAACGATGGTGGCAGTCAACAGAGCCGCAGCGATGAATGCCACGGCCCAGTCTTTCATAGCCCGAATATTTTCTTGACGAATTCGGCAGCCACACCTGGTCCAAGCAAAACAGCCAGGATTGCAGCGTAGAGCAAATACTCAATCTTGGTCATGCGTCTGTCACCCTCTTTGAGCGTGTTGGCGATACTGTTGTATCGCTCTGCACAAATGGCTTCATGCACGGCCAGGCGCTTATCGACATCAGCGTCCATGTTTACTCCATGGTCGTGACTGGTGCGACCACAGCGATGAGCTGCTCCATGGTCGTGCAGGCTGCAATGGCTGCTTCCTTGGCAGTGCAATCAGCAATGATGGCTGCACGGGCCGTGGCAATGTCTGCTGGCACATCGATGTTGCGCTCAAACTTCCTGGTCACGCACCAGTCGGTGCTGGCCAATTGACTATTGGCAGCAGCTTTGACCTGGCTGATGAATTGGCTTTTTAAACCCTTAGTCGTTATAGGCTCAGTCTGACCTTCTGGTGTTTCTGTCACATCTTCCAAAGCCTTTGGAGTATTTACATAAGTTCGTGTAACAACATTGCCAGTTACTTCGTACTTGTCAAAAGTCACCCAATAGAAGCGTTGGTCTTTTTGCTCACCTTCAACCACTTCTAATGCACCTTGCTCTTGAGCAAATTCAGCAGTAGGGTTAGATGTGTTTGGAAAGAGAATTGATAGTTCACCAACTTGGGTGACTGCGTTGTTTTCAATGAGTGCGTACATATTGAGTCCTATCGTGCAAGGGAATATTTAAATGGTGCTTCGGCAAATGCCATGTAGATGTATGTGTCACCACTAGCATTGAATCCAGCAGAACTATCAAGACATTTAAAGCCATTAGATAACAAATCTACATATTGAGAGCCTGCTGTGCCTACGCCTTCAGCATCAGAAACATTGGCGTTTATAGATTTATTTGCTGAGTTAATTGAATTTCTAGCTGAATCAAGTATTCCCCATCCTGCGGCAACATTAGTTCTTCTGATTAAAACATAGGCGGGTCTAAAGCCTGTGTAGATAAAATTAGTAGAACCATTGCCTGTGTAAGAGCCAAACTTGCTATACCCTGCTACTTCAGCAAACGCATAGCAAACATAAGTGCCACTACTTTGATTAGTACCAGTTGAACCAGAACCACCTACCGATAACACAGTTGATGTTGGTGCAGTAGCGTTAAGAAACGCTGCATCGGTAAAAGCCGCAATTGTAGAATTAAGCAGAATGTTCGTAGATGCGCCAAGTGACTTGTGATAAACATTCCAGTTTTCAGAGCCATTGCTTCTTGACTTAAAAATAAGCATTGATGGGGCAACGCCTAAGCCATGTCCAATCGTAGCGGCTGAACCTGTGCCTGTATAAGTCACCACACTAAACCCACTCGTAGTGTTTGCGCTTACTGTTGAAGTGATAGTGCCTGATGTGTTGGTTGAGCCAGAGCCGTTGGCTTTCCAGTTCCATGCGACATAGGTGTAACCACTTCCATTAAATGTGCTGTCGTTATTTACTGTAAATCCGTTTGCATTAAAACTGTTAAGGGTGTCTGTCAAATTGTATTCAGCACCAGTGCTATTGGATTGCAATCCTTTTCCTGCACCTCGAACAGCATCAAACAAGCCGTGATTTTGAGCATTGCTACGGCCTTTAAGCCAAGTAAAATCAGGTTGAAAACCGACTGTAATTGCGTTTCCATTTGAGCCATTACCTGTGTACAAGACTGGCGTAAAGTATTGATTTGCTTGCGTAGCCGTAGTCGCCCCAATCGTAGGCGTTGGCAAGTTCTGTGTGCAGAGTGCTTTGAAGCCAGAGGGGGCTGTGTAGGCGAAGGGGCGTTGACCAAGATTGATGTCAAACGACAAAGTGATGCCTGTGTCTTTGTAAGCACCAGCCGCCATTGTTTTAGTGCCTGTGATGCCTGTAAACGCAACACCTTGACTTGTGCCGTTTTTATAGAATGTCAGCGTTCCAGCATCCATGTCCAAAGCAATGCCAATTACATCGCCTTGCGTATAGGTTGCGCCATACGATGAAGATGTTGTGCCAGTTATTTTGTTTCCAGTATCGCCATAAGCATAACCAGTGCCATCTCGCCACCAACGACCATACCAACCGCCGTTATCTATTTGGCTTGCTTGCCATGCCGCATCAGCAACACCAACATAATAAGAATCAGTAGAACCCGCCACTCTTGTGAAAACAACTTCTGCATACCACTTGCCAGAAGTTACAGAAATTGTTGCAGGGGCAGAAGTGTAATGTCCTGACAAATTGGATAACGCATACAAATTGCCATTTGAAATCAATGCCGATGGCGTAGCGTTCAGCGGATTCAGCGTAGCGTAATTACCCCGCACAGTCCCACCCACACCAGTATCAGTTCCATACGATGTTGGTGAATCAACAAGAGAGTCATTACCCGCACCAGCAGTCACGCTGAAGTTATTAGGTGTCCAGTTGTTGCCGTTGCCTGAGTAGTCCTTGCCCAGCGTGGCCGCGGTGGTGTTACTGTTGTCTGAGAAGTTCAGATAAAAGCCGTTAGTGCCGTATGAGCCTGAGTAGGCTTTAGGTTGCCATACGCCTGTTTGTGAGTTTGTTTCACCGAATGATGATGGGGTTAGGGCTTGACCATCGATGAAATTCACTTCGGTCATGTAGCCGTTAAATGTATTGGTAGATGCTCTCCCCAAATACTGAATGACTGAGTTACTTATTGGGCCATCAGCATTTTGAGATGGGTAGTTATAAGACCCTGCCGCATCTTGCCCATTTATATAAACCTTTACTCGGTTTGTGTTAGTTGCCTGAGTTGTATCCCAAGCGATAACAATGTGATACCACGCAGATGGGTCACGATAAACAGCAGTAGAAACAAAGTAATTTACAGTCCAAGCCTCAAAGATAAAAGTGTTTGTGGTCTGGAAGAAAAGCGATGCGTATGTGGAATCTGAGTTGCCATCCACAAAATACAAATTTCTTGCACCAGATGCACTTATCTCAGACCGCTTAACCCATGCAGATAAAGTCCAAGTTCTACGATTTCCCGCACTCGCAGGGGTACGATTCAGATAAGCAGAATCTGCGCTGTTAAAGCGCAAACTGCGTGAGATTTGATAGCCACCAGAGACTGATGCTGTTTTAGATGCTGCAAACATTTATCAGTCCTTATGGTGTGTAGTTCTGTGAAATTACAGCGCCATACCAATTTGTCCCGTCAGCGAAAAATGACAATAGGTCCAGGCGCGAGGCCGTGCTGGTGATTGTCGGTGCTGTGCCGCCTGCCCACTTGACTGTCGACCAGGTCACAGTTCGAGAGCCAGTGCCATCTTGCTTCAACATCATCACAAACGATTTGCCACTGGTGGCCGTTGGCATGGTGATTGTGGCATTGCCTGTCAGGGTGATGATTTGGACTGTGCCATTGGCCAAGTCAATCGTGATGGCAGTGCTGCTGTTTGCGCTGTAAGGCGTTTCAACATAGTTGGTGACAGTCGGATTGCTTATTGTTGGCGCTGTGCCAAACACCAAAGCGCCAGAGCCTGTCTCACCCGTCACGGCAGCTGCCAGGTTTGCGCTCGATGGAGTGCCAAGCCAGGTGGCCACACCAGTGCCAAAAGATGAAATGCCAGTGCCACCCTTGGCCACCTTCAGCACTGGCCCGGCATCAAACAATGCATCAATGGTGTCCAGGTCGCTGTTGAGCTTCGTTCCCCAGGAATCAGTAGATGCACCGACCTCTGGTTTGGTCAGTAATAGGTTGGTCGTTGTGGTATCAGCCATTTTTCACCTCATGCGGCAATTTGCCAGGATTCACTATTATCAGCAATTGGCGACCAGCTTTCACTGTTGTCGCTAATTGCATCCCATGTTTCTGATGTATCAGAGATTGGTGTCCAGGTTTCTGAATTATCAGATATCGCTGACCAGGTCTCTGATGTGTCGCTCTCGTCTTCCCATTTTAGTCTTGCATTGACTGACATGGATGATGTCGAAACGATTGGAACGACTGCATTTTGTGTCGTGTATGCAGCCACCTCCATGTAACTGTAAACAGACAAAACAATGCCGTTGTTCACAATCACTGAGGTCGACACTTCCATGCTGGATGTGTCAGAGATATCAAACGCGCCAAATGCGTACCTGGTGGCTGCAATGGACACTGTGCTGCTGTCGCTTATCTCAATGGCAGCCGATGCATACCTGGTGGCCGCCACAGCCATTGTGCTTGTGTCACTGATGGTGGCCGCACCTATGGCATACCGCAGGCCATTGATGGCCATGGAGCTGGTGCTTGAGATTGCCAGAGGCGTTGACTGAATGCTGTTGGCAGTGACTGCCATCGAGCTTGTGTCAGAGATTGCCAGGGATGTGAATGTGTACCTGGTCGCTGCCACCGACATGGTGGATTGGGCGCTAATGGCCACCGCAGCGTTTGATACCACCGAGGCCCCAATGCTCATGGAGCTGGTGGCCGTGATCGTCACGCTTGGCTCGAATGAGCCTTTTGAATAATTGCCGACCCCATAAGAGCCGTAGCCGTAGCCTACCCTTGGATCAGAGTATTGACCAGCGCCAAAATTCCCCGATCCATAGGCAGCCATATCAAGCCAAAGTGATGCTCAATGAAGTCGCTGGAATGCGCAAGACATCACCATCATTGATGGTGCGAGCTGTGGACAATGGAGCCCAGGCCAAAAGATTGCCAGAGCTTGATGCGTCAAACACACCAGCCCAGCCAATTGATCCCCAGTTGCCACCGCTGGCAGCTGCAAACTCGATGGCCGCTGCATTGGTGAATGTAGTGGATGTGCCAGAGCCTGAGATCGTGCCGGTGGCCACTCTGGCATAACCATTGCCGGTCACTTCAGTGCCGCCACCAGTGTCGCTTGGGGCAGCCGTAAAGAGGCCAACATACCAGGCTGTGGGGCGTGTGGCGCTGCTGCCCGTAAAGAGCCAGGTCAACACTAGGTTTTCGGTGTAATCGCTAAATGATGACATATCAGTCCTTATCCAAAAGTCTTTGCACGGGTGATCAATGCACCACCAGAAGATGCACCGCGATCATCAGCAGTTTGTAAATCATTCAAGGCACGCTCATACAGCGTGGCCCATGTCTGGATTCTCGCATCATCTTGCAAGTATGGTGCAGCCTGGAGAAGCGATCCATACAGATAAATGTCGGGGCTTGAAGACAAAAGCCAGTTGCTGGTGTTGCTGCTTGATAACTTTGCCAACTTTGCGTAATAGGTCAGCTCGGTTGTGTAAGTTGCATCAGGTGTCGGGACAATTCTGAATTGGCCACCGACCACACCAAAGAATCTTGGCTTGCCACTGGCAGTGTATTCGGCTGCCTTATTGTCCAGGGCATCAATGCTCAAAAACTCCAATGGAGTCTGTGGATTGGTGCTGGTCAATTTGAGAGATTTGGTCTCAAGAAAATCACTTGGCACAGCGCCATATTGCGCGTCAAAAGATGCATTGGCCCTGACAATCATTTGCCTGGTGCGCAGTGTTCTTTCGATTTGTGCTTCGGCCAGGGATATGAAGTCTGGGATGGTGGATGTTAAATCTGAGCGATTGAGCCAATCGCCAATTGAAGTCTTCAGTTCTGCATAGGTGCTAAGTGCCATCTTTCGCCTCTTTTTCCATTTCCTCTTTCACAATCCAGGTGTGGTCATGGCGAAACTCAAATGTGCCAATGTGGCCAATTTCCTTTGAGACATCATGGTCGATGTAGACCTTGTAACCCAGCTCTTGAGCTTTCTTACAAAAGAACACATCCTCGCCCATATAGCCCCGTGTGGACTGCCATGGCATGTCAAACCATGGCTCGCTCATTCCCTCAAACACCTCGCGCTTGATGAGCATTATGCCAGTGCCAATGCTTCCCACCTCTTCCAGTCCAGTCGATTCTGGCATGGTGTAGACAGCAATGCGCTTGCCATTTTCGTCATAGTTCTGAGCTGTCGGGCCAGTTGGCATTCTGCGTCTTGCGCAGTTGGCAGCGACAATTTCCTTGTCATGGGCCAAGAGTCTTCCGACCAGGTCCTGGGGGAATGTCATGTCTGAATCGATGAAAAGAATGTGTGTGCATCCCTCTCTCATTGCATCCAGGCAAAGGTCAGCCCTTTGGTTTTGGATGATTGTGCCTTGCATCAATTTAAGACTGATTGCGTCTTGGGTGTTGAGCGTGTGATAGGCAACTAAATTAACCATACAGTATGTATAGTTTGTATGGACCTGATCACGGGCAGGGGTGCAGACTGCGATGTAATTCATACTTTGCCGGGTCTTGTTCTAAAAAATTGATTGTCGGAATCGTTGAGCCATTTTTTCATGTATTCCTGGTCATCGATCTTGCCTTCGGCCTTCATCTTGTAATAAAGCGCTTCGGGGATAGATGCGACCAAGTGCCATTCGCCTTTCCAGTTGGCTTTTTCGTCTTGGGCGTTGTAGATGGCTTTGTTGGCCTCAATGACATCGGTCACATCTTGCTGGGTCTGGATGGTGACTTCATCATTGTCAGTGTTGTAGTGCCAGGTGCGTGTGATGCCTTGCTGGGCATTTACATCAAATAATTTTTTTTCAATCATTTAAAAAAAGAGCCAGGTTGCCCTGGCCCTTTCCTTTGCTTCGATTAAGAAGTGATCAAGTCAGCGGCCAAGCCGTGGGCATTTTCAGCCAACACTTTGTGACCCCATTCAACGATCAACATGCGCTTCTCAGCGTCACCAGTCTTAGCCAATTCGACTTGCTGGTAAGGACGCAAGACAGTCATCTTGGCGTAGTCAGGATCGATCACCCATGCATCGCGCTCACGTTGGAAACGGTTGGCAATAACTTGCACGTTTCCGAAGTCGCTGACGTAAATATCAACGGCCCCGACGAGTGTTGCAGGCTTTGCGCCTCCATCAATGTTGAAACGGCTAGAAGCGATACCAGAGAAACCTGACACGCGCTGTTTGTTAACAGGACCGCACATCAAAATCTTAGGTGTACCACCAGCGCTCCACACTTTCTGAATCACATTTTTCAAAATGGTTTCAGTGAATGTGCGCACATTGCCGTCTGTACGGGCTGATGTTGGCAGCGTTGTGTAAGATGGGTCAGCACCATTGGTCTGCTTGTCGGTGTTTGTCTTAACAAACGCGCCCAAAGAGGCAGTAACACGGGCAGTCGTTGAATCACCAGCGACAGCGATGCCGCCATTCAACATGACATATTCCTGGTCACGCTTCAACTCAGCACCGCGCTTGGCGATCTGATAAGCCAATTCACTGCGACGACCAGCCTTGTTCACCACTTCTTCAGTGGCTGACAAGATGATTGTCTTGCGTGAAATCTGTGCGTAGTTTTGCATACGCACAGTTGCTGTCACAGAGTCAAAAGAGGCAACATCATCGCCTTCGAGCTGTGCATTTGCAGCAGCTGAAGCCAATGTATCTGTTTGCCATTCATACAAACTGTTGGACACATTCTCGCGGCCAATGTTTGAAGAATAGGGCGTTTCCTCTGGTGCAATATTTGTGATGACATTGCTCAAATCTTCCCGGATACCCTTTGCAGAGTATGTCAAAAATGTATTGCTAACGATAGCCATAATTTCCTCATTTCAATAAAAGTTCAATTGCAGAGGCCGCATCATCGACACGGCCAGTTTTTGCAAGACGCTGCTTTGCGCGGGTAGCCTCAGTTGTTGTCGAAACCCGACCAGCTGCACCAGGCTTGGCTGGTCGTGGGCCATTGTTCACCACAGGCTTAATGCCTTGGCGTTTACTTACCATTTGGTCATACATTGCCGCTTTGCGCAGCAGTAAAACCAGCCGGTGGTCGTAAACGCTCTTCAAGTCTTCATCGGTGAAGCCTGCCGCCTTCGCAGACTCAATCACCAGCGCCTTTTCGGCCTTTGCCTTCTTGGGGTCTTTCCATTCTGGCAAAGCTGCCAATAAGGCTTCTTGCTGGCTGGCAAGTTGGGCCTCCATGGCACGCTGCTGCTCATACTGGGAAACTTGAGCTAGGCGCTGCTGTTCAGATTGAATAGCAGCGAGCTTCTCTTGTCTCTCACGCATGACTTCCTTTTGCCTCACCCACTCGATTGGGTCCTCTTGATAGAGGCGATCCAAATCAACTTGAGGCTCTGAAGACTGAAGTTGGGCTTGCAATGCTCCCAACAATTGAGCGTACTGTTCACGCTCGGCCCGGACTGCTTGCGTCTCTTGCTCGACTTGCTTTCGCACTTCGGCAATCTGCTGCGTTTTCCGGGTGTAGTCCTGGGTCCTGGAGTAGCCTTTCTGAAGCTCGTCTAGCGTTACAGAAACTTCCTTGCCGTCAACTTTGACAGTGAAAGTCTGTTGCTCTTCTTGCTCCTCTGGCTCTTCCTCTTCCTCGGACTGTTCCTCTGAGGTCTCTTCCTCTGGCGCGTCTTCCACACCAGGCTCATCCTCCTCAGAAGCCGCTGTCTCGGTGTCCTCTTCGGACTCCTCGACTGGCTGCGTCTCGTCAACTTGCGCTTGTCCTTCTTCAGGGGCCAACATTGCCGAGATTGCACTGGCCGCATCGGCCATATTCATTGCTTGTGTTTCTGCCATAGTATTTTCTTAAATTAGATTTTTCTGTGATTTGCTGATCGCATTCTGTGCAATTTTCCCGTTGTCCATAATCTTGATCAACTCTTGCCGCAGACCATCAATGGCCTGGAGCATGCACCATGCTGTTTCGCGCTTCACAGACTCTTCGGGTTTCGATGAACGAAATACCCAAAGTTGGTCATTTTCCAATTTTGCAATTGCTGCATTGAGGGTTTCATCCTCAAGCAGCTGCTTGGCCTTGCGGCCTTTATTTACCTGGTCTTCGTTTGTACTCACTGAGCCATTCCATTAAAGGTTGATGGGGGCATCATCTCAGGCGCTGGTGGCTGCGGCTGCTGCACAAACTGTGCTGCTTGCTGCTGGGCCATCAATGCCTGCTGACGAATCGCTTCACGATCAATATTCTGGGCCGCATCAATTTCGGCTGTACTGATCTGTGATTTGTACTTTAACTCAATTTCGTACTTTTTGAGATACATATCTTGGGCCATTTTGTCACGAGCCAGGTCATCATCCAAAAGCATTTGCTGGCGCTTCAGTTCCAGCTCGGCTGCTTTCTTCTGGATGTCGGCCTTGATTGACTCTGCCTGGACCTGGGCCAGCACTTCCTCTGGCGTTGGTTTTGGCTGTGGCACTGGTGGTTTGTAGTCGGCAGGGATGTCCTGAAAAAAGCTCGATGCATCTTTGAATCCAGACAGCTCCACAATTTTGCGCAATGTATTGCTAAATTGCTGGGGCGTGACCAATGGATTCTGAGGACCGAGCTGCTGCAAGATTTGCTCTTGCTTGGCCATGATCATCATCAGCGCTTGCATGCGCTCATTGGTATCGCCATTGCCCAGGGCAATGTTGATGCTGGCATCCATGCTGGAATCCCAGAATCTGGGGTCAATCTGCACCCACTCATTACGCATGCGCACCATGCGTGCTTTGTCCTGGTGTGTTGTGGCCAGGAACAAAATGCCCTTGAAGAGCTTTTTCATGCCTTCAGCCAAAATTCGAGCTGTCAGCTCAATACGGCCTTGACTGGCGCTGATCGTGGCATTCACAGCTGCTTTGGTGCTTGACTGCAATGCGTCAGCATTCAGACCCATGGCCGCCTTGCTCATGCCGGTGCGATCTTCCTTGATCTGGTCCATGTATTCCATCATCGGGAATGCAGCCTGGCCAACAAATGGTGTTGTCAAAGGCTGGACCATGCCAGGCGCTCTCATGCGAATAATCGCACCCGTCTCATTGTTCAAAACATCGTCAATGTTGACCTGGCCTTCGACCACTGCTGTGCGTGGGTGAATGCTCTGGGCCAGGCTGTCCAATGTGTTTCGGAGAATCTCAGACTTGATCTCTTGCAAGTCACGGGTAATATCAAAAATTGACATCGCCTCCAAGGGGCTGGTGTGTGGCTCTGGGTCACATGGAAAGTCAGCAAATGGAATGTAGCTGGCTGGCAGATTGCGCACCACCTTGTAGCCACCACCCATGCAGCAGACCTTGCGCAGCTCTGCAATGCCATCACCATCGTAGTCAACACGGGAATAAGCCTCGATGTACAGCACTCTGCGCATCATCGGATTGGCAGCGTCATTTGTGCCGAATGTTGTGGACAAAGGCTGACGCGCCAAATACTCATCATTGCTGTCCAAATCTGTCGTTGACAGATTCTCTTCAATCTCTTCCTGGTCATACCCCATGGCCATCAAATCAGCCACTGTGGCCATCTGGCGATGGGCAATGATCGTGGCATCGTCAAACGACCTGGCGCGTCTGTCCAGCAGCAGCTCCTCTGGTGGCACGGCCATGATCTTGATGCGGCCATCCTTGGTGATGCGCTTAATCTGCACATCGTGGACCATCGGTGCAGGCATCATCACTGGCTGGCCAGTCGTTGGGTCGACAGTGCTGATCTGCAATTCATCAACTTCTGGGTCTGGATAAGACACCACGATCTTGACTTCAGCACCAGGCTCTTGCATCAGCATCTCAAGGGTCTGATCATCCAGGCCGGTGTATTCCTCAATCCGGACCTTCTCTTCATCTTCCCACCAGAATTTGGCAATGCCGCATTTGCGCACCAGGGCATCTTTGAAGATGGCGTAACTGGTCAAAAAGCCGTTGTTGTCATTCTGGAAAATGTAATTAGCATAGTCTGTCGCCTGCTGTGCCATCTTTACATCTTCTGGGCCACGGGGTACAAACTCGACCACATTCTCAGAATTGAAAAACACACGCATCAGGCTTGGCAGCATGGCCGAGACAGTGTCCCGCACCTCCATGGCCACCACCTTGCTGTTGCCTTCGACCTCATTGCCGAATAAATCACCGCGATAGTATTCAGTACCTTTGGCGCGTGTGGGTGACAGATCACTGTCAACATAGCTCACCGCATCGGTCAGGTCTTGCGTGATGATGCTTTGCAGCTCGGCATCATCCATCGGCTCTTTGGCTGCAATGTCTGTCGATAGGTTTTCAGTGATATTTTGCTCAATCATGGCTTGACCTTTGTTAGAACCACAAACATGGAGTCCACAGCCCGTGGCGTGCGAACGATTTGATCTTCTGGCAATTCTAGTGCTTCCCCGAGCTTTGAGAGCCTCATTTCCAGTGTGGTCAACTCAAACCGATCTGGCCAGCCTAGATACCAGTGCCACTCGGTGTAATACTTCCAAGAATTCTCATTGAATGCCCGGACATGGGTCGGGTCTTGCCAAGCGCCAAGACTTAGCTCATAAGGCACATGAATCCGCATCTCACCGCCAACTTTTAGCAGCTCTTTGCAGTTGGTCATGGCATCGACCAGATTTGGAATATGTTCCAGGACATCATTGGCCAGAATCACATCAAACATGCCTGGCACGATCTCAAGTTGGCCAAAGCGCGTCTCTAGCGTGTCGCCCCACTTGACCTTGCTGATGTCCACCAGCCAGTCAGGATTCTTGCTGGCCTGGATATCTGCATTGAGATATTCAGCGCACCAGTCTTTGCCGGAGCCTAGATTAAGAATCAAACCAGGCACTCGCATAAGTTGGTCGATTCTCTCTGAGCCATGGCAGCGCATCCTCATGGAGCTTTTGCGCATTAAAGCCAATCGTGTTTGAGCCTATGTGGTGGACATAGCTGGCGCTTACAAAATGCGAATAGCCTTTCTCAATCAAATCCCTACAATGCACATCATCCGAATACCAATTCAGAGGGGGAAACTTTGCCTCTTCAAATGCATCACTTGATATCCATGCAAATATTGGGCTGACCTCTTCGGCCATCTTGATATGAAATTCTGATGGGAATTTGTAGAAGTTCAAACGCTCTGGCTGCTCAGTGATTCGCACATTCTGACAAGGCCGGGCTGCATCAGTTCTCGATGCCACCCAGCCAGGCTTGACGCTGTGCATGGTCTTGATGATGGCCACATCTTCCGTCAGCGTTTTCACACTGCTCGGTGTCAGCACAATGTCATCGTTGGCCACAATGCATGAGGACCAGTCTTTGAGCGCTGCCTGGATGATCTCGTTGTAGTCATCGCCAAAGTTCCTTGGCTGGCCATAAATCTTGTGATCAGCATGGAAATTCTCGATCACCGCCTGCGGACCGCGCAGATAAACCGGACACTCTGGCGCGTACTGCTTTATCGACTCCAGCAGCACAGCCAGGCCATGACCCTTGACTGTGGCAATGACAATTGGACAGATCATTTCTTCGCCTTATTCCTGGCACTGATTGCAGCCGACTTGGCTTTTGCGTCAGCCTTAGAGCTTGCACCCCATGCCTTGAGTGATAGCAGAAGCCTGGTCGGCTCACCACCTTTGTACTCAGGCCCAGGCATACTGCCCATGCGCGCCAAGAAACTGGCGCGCCTTGGGTTGTCGCCAGACTTGACTGGCGCTTTGAGGTCCATGCCAGCAGCCTTGGCACTGGCACGGCCCTTGGCGTTTAAGCCGCCCGATGGGCTTTTGCCCTCTTTACGCTGCCAAGCTGGGGTCTTCATTTCTTTGGCTTCTTTGCAGTCTTGGCCGCAGCCTTGAAGTCAGCAGCTGTTGGCGCGCCTTTAGCACCGGGCTTCCTCATCTTCTCTTTGCTGCCAGCCGCGATGCGCTCGCGTTTGGCTGCGATGTTGGCATACAGTCCTTGCTTCATTCCTCTTCCCCTTCATAGTCTTCCATCTCTTCACCCTCTTGCTCACCCGTATTCGGGCCACCCACAACCCATGCGTCACATGTACGGCTGGCTGCGCACTTGAAGTCGAAAATCTCGCAGTAGCCCAGGTCGGCCAGCTTGATCGTTCCCCATGGATCGGCTTCCATGCCAATACCCTGGGCGATGCACTGCTTCATGTTGTCAGACACATTGAACGCTGCACAGTTGCCGCAAAGACTTTGCTTGGCATCTTCAGTCGACACATCCCAGGTGTTGGCCTTCTTGGCCCAAAACGCGCTGTTTGGCAGCTTTGGATTCTCAGGACCATAGGCCGCGCTGGTGATTGCTTTGGCGCGATTCTTCAAGTTCAATGTAATGTCTTGCGTGGGCATGGGGCAATTCTCGCCACCCTCCATGTCCTCGCCCTCTTCTTTGTCCATGACCTGGCTCATGGTGCGCTGCATGGTGGCCATTATTTTTTCGCCTTATTCTTTGCTGTGCGCTGGCCGCGCATGGGCATCTTTGCTTCACTCATGGCAATTGCAATGGCTTGCTTGGGATTCTTAACAACAGGACCACCCTTGCCAGAATGCAGCTTTCCAGCTCCAAACTCGCCCATCACCTTGCCGACCTTCTTTTGCGCTTTAGACATTGCCTTCATGGCCATCCCTTTCATGGTTTGTGGATATCGAATTATGCAACCCGGACCAGGTTTCTGCGCAGGGGCTGAGACCACTTGCTTGAGCTTGCAGACCCATACATCCCCATCACTGCATCACTTGCAAATGTCAGCACAAAGGCATCAGCCTTGTCAGGGCTTGGCAGACCCCTTCTCCTGATCTCGTCTTTTCCCTCAATCTGAATCTTGCCGTTGCTGGTAAATCCATACCGCACTGTGGCCAGCTCAGATATCAGCACCTCGTCTTTTGGCATCTTGCAATCCCTGGCTTCCAGCCAAGCCCTTGCCCGATACCACAGCTCGGCCTTCAGATTCCGATAAGTCCCGCCCATGGCTGGACTCTCACTCACATTGATGCCACGCGCTGGCAGGCCCAGCTCCCGCAATCGATCCACCACGCCAGCGCCTAATCCAATGCTATCGACCAATATCTCTCTCGGCTGCGCACTTGGGGCCAGCGCCTGGTACTCAGCCACCACCGCACCAGTCAGTTGCATCAAATCCAAATTCTTCCAGGTCTTGATATGCTCAGTCACGGCATTGCCTTGGCGCTTGCACAGTGCTGACCGGTCACTGCCAAACCTTGCCACATCCAAGCCCCAGATCATGGGCGCGTACTCGCTTGGCGCGACATCCCGATTCACTGCACTCTCAAGCAAATCCATCGCAATGACAGTGTCATCGTCACCCTTGGGAAACTCACCAATCACCCTGATGCGGTAGACATTGCTGTCCTCCCCATAGCGCATGGCCATCTCTTTGACATACTCATCGCTCACCCTAGGCGAATCGGTACACGCCACCTGGAATGTGGTCCACTCACCACTGAGGCGCGTGTGAGTGTCGTAAAAGAACCCACTGCTCCTCACCGGATTGCCCAAAAGCAGCGTCACAGCATTGTGGCCAGACATCGAGCCAGCCGCAGCCTCGAACACTTGCTCTGGCACACCCGATGCCTCATCAGCCACCAGCATCACATTCTCTGAGTGAATCCCCTGCAAAGCCTCTGGCTGCTCTGCCCTAGATGTCCTGGCCGAAATAAACATCTCAGTCGGGGCAGCGTTGAATTCAATCCTCTCTTGCTTAACAGTCAGCAGCCCCTGCAATGGCAAAGGCATGGTGTTGATCCAGCGCTTCAATTCAGCAAACATCGCGTCATAAAGCTGAGAGCTAGTGGGCGCTGTCACCACCACCTTGACTGGCGACCTGGTCATAAAGTACCAGAGCATGGCCCAGGATGAAGCAGTCGACTTCCCCACCCCGTGGCCAGACCGCACAGATATCTTCCTATCCCCACGCGCAATTGCACCAAGAAACTTCACTTGCCATGGGTCAGGGTCTACCCCCAAAACCTCACGCACAAACAGCACCGGGTCAGGCTGATACCTATCCACCCACTGAGCAAATACATTTTCTTTCATGGATGCATCGTCTCATAGATGGACCAGGCCGAGGGACTCATCGCAAACTTATATGCATCCAGCTCATCCATCCGCACCAGGATCAACAACTGCATTGTCATGGCCAGGTCAAAGTATCCACTCTGAACGGCCTCCAACATCCTGATCCTCAAATCCACAATCACCACCTCCAGGTGCAGCGCTGTCAACAGATCACTCATTTGCTTTGCCTCACTTGCTTCAGATTCCTTCCCGTCACCCGGTCGGTCCAGCATGATGCACACACCCACTTGGTGGCACTCATTTCCACCCCGCCCTCTGGGGGCTTTTCCTTCATGCACTTGCTGCACAGCTGCAATTTATGCGCATGCGTATTCCCATTCAAGCGCAGGTGGTTATTTACAAAGTTGCTTTTCATTTTCTTGCCGGACAATTTCTGCCTTCATTGCAATTTCCATTGCATGGAGGACATTTCTTTCTATTTACTGGATTTTCTGGATTTTGTTGGCTTGATGTATTAACCATTTGTCACCCAATAATCTAATCGATTTAATATATTGCTTTTGATTATGTCTGTTTGTGCTTCGCGGTACATAATCAACATTAAATAATTGTCGCACTTTAATCAGCATTTCAGTTTTCATATTATCCCCACGATTAAGTTAATGTCGACCCAGGTGTGCCAGGTTGTCTGCCCATCTGGACTCATTAAGGTGCAGAAGACTTTTCGGTCTCTTTGCTCATCAGTGTCGATGACGATCCATTCATGGCCATTGATGATCACTGTCGCTTGCTTGGTTTTCATAGCGTTTTAGTGTTGTTGGTGGAATTGACATTTTTGCACAAATTGACTTGTTTGGTAAGTTAGGTTTTTAATTTTTTAAAAAATTTTTTTTGTAGGTGTTTAGCACCGCCACAGTCGCCCCCGCCAAACCCCGGGCCGGGGGGTCTAGCGCCCAGGCCGCCAGCCGGCCACGCCTGGCTTGTCCACAGCCACTTCTCCACTTCTATCCACAGATTGCTGTGCATAACTGCATCAGTAACACCAGAGCATTACTTTTTCTGTGGATAACAACTTATCCACTTAACATAATGGTCATTGTATAAAGTGACTGAGTGCTTCGGTATTCACTTTTCATCAAATGTCACGCTGCGCTTTCGCAGTGCATCGAGCGCCATGCTGCCCAGGTCGATGTTGACCAATGGCTGTTGCTTGTCGCTGAATTCCTCTGAGAGCTTGCTGGCCAGCCAGCGCCTGGTGTCCACGCGCAGCTTGGCCACTTGCGCCTCTTGAGGGCTTGCAGCGTCTGCGATATCGATGGTTTGCTCTGCTAAACTCTGCCCTGCGCGCACACGGGCGCGCGCGTAGGCAGCCATGCGTGCCTCGCCTCCTTTTTCCACCCATCTGTCGAATGTGGTGTTCCCCACCCCCAATAGCTTGCACAGTGCGGAGATCGTGCCGCCCGATGCAATGAATTCAATCACGGCATCTTCACCACCAAACTTGTGTATCGCTTTATTGGCCAGGCTGACTTCAGCCTTCCTGGCTTGTGCTGCTGCGATGTTTGCAGCGCCCTGGTCGGCAATTTCAGCCAATGTGTTGCGTGCCATTCAGATATTCCTCAATTGTTTTGATTGCTTCAGCAGCTGATCTTGCGACCACTGCCTTGTACCCTTTTGCATTTAACTGCAATTTTATGTCGCTCTGTTTGCTCGAAACCTTACCAATGTCTGTCTTCATCTCCACAAACAATCCATGAAACCCGTTTTTGGCCTCCAGGACACACAAATCAGGCATCCCTGCCAGTACACCCTCAGAATGCAGCCTAACGCGCTCTGAGGCCGTTCTATCGCCTCCATTCGGTATCGCTGCAATGATGGTGTCAGGATAAAACGCTCGAATGTGCTGCACCACCTTGACTTGTTCAATGTGTTCAATGCTTTTTCGCTTGCGTTTTATGTCAACCACCATTCCTCGGATTCTAATGCCGAGGGTTTGGCCTGGTACATGTGGCATCGGTGCTTCACATCGGTCGGGAATGCAGCAAAGCCAGTTCGGCTGCACTGATGCTCGGTCCAAGTGACTGTCGCCCATCCATTCCTAATCTTTGCCTGGTCAAACATCCATTGCAAAGGTTTTGCGTTGACCTTTCGGTGCTTTTCCATCTGGTCTGCTGGCATGGACTGCTTCATGTCGACCATTTCCGCATTAGCGCAGTTTTGGCAGAAAACCCGATCATCTTCAACAAATTCTGTTTCTGTGGATAACATGTGGATAACTTTCTTCTGTGTTGGACCATCAAATGCTCGTTTCTAATACGGAAACCCCTTAAGGTTTTTTCCGCCTTTCCGCATTAGAAACCGCAATAGCTTGCAAGCCGAGACTGGTCTGTGGATAAGTGGGTCTGAAGACCCCACTTATCCAACAATCCCTGCCATTGTCTAATACGGAATTCCGCATTAGTTCCGCATTAGTTCCGCCTTTCCGCATTAGTTCCGCCTTTCCGCATTAGCCTTTTCATGCCAACTTCACCCAGCCAGACAGTGGCTCGTTTGGTGCGAATCTTGTGAATATGGCCGTGCCAATGTGCTTGCGGATATAGCCTGCATCGCTGCCTTTGACGCTGGAAAAGATTTCAGTCCAGTCCAGTTGGTAGTGGTTTTGGAGTTCCTTTGGGATGTTGGGGCGACCTGGCCCTCTGCGCATGATCACATTGCCTTTGTCGTTGATGATGGACTGGACATGGTTGCAGACCTCATCGCACTTGTCTTGGATTCTTTGTTCCCTAGCGCTGTCTTGCATGGATTGCTTGGCAGCCATGCGCTCTTTCTCTGAAGACATGGATGGGATGGCCACCCGGCAGATGATCTCTTGGATGTCGTTGTTTGGCGTTGTCACCAGTTCTGGGAATGTTATGGAATCGAATCGGATCTCTCTGAAAACTGGCTCATAGCGCGTTTTTGTCAGCTTGAGGTAGCGTTGGTTGTCATCATCCAGGAAAAGCACGCCTGTGAGGGTTGCATCTCCTGTGAATGCACTTGCACCACGGGCCATTGCGTCTGACTCCTGGCGCGATACTGCCTTGTTTAAGTGGGTCAGGATACAGACTGGCGCTTTTTGCTGAATGAAGATGGTCTGCTTGATGGCTGCAATGAAGCTGCCGACCTCTGAGTTGTTGTTCTCATCTTCAATATCCATGGTCGCATTGGCCGTGTCCAGCACCAACAATGGCCTGATGCCGTTGATGGTGTGCTTCTCAATATTATGTGCAAGCCTGAGTAAATCTTTAACTTCAGACCTTCTGGCATCAATAACCACAAACCAGTCGTTGAGGTTATTGATTTTGAAATGCTTTGAATATGCGAAAAGAGTCCTGATTATCTGCTCACTGTCTTCGGTAACAATAATCGTCTTTCTCTTTGTCTTGGCATATATCTCGCAGCCTTCCAAGTTAAACCCAGCCATGACCATGGACATGGAGAGAATCGCTGTGGTCTTGCCCACTCCTGGTTGGCCTGCCAAGACAAAGAAACTGTGGGCCATGAAGCCTTCGATCAGATAGTCGATTGGCTTGAGATGGGTCAGGTCAAGTTGCAGCTCTGGCCAAGATGGGTCAGCTTGAGCAGCTGGTGCATCGGGCTGTGCTGGCGCTTGGGCCTGGCTGATCACAGCTGCAAAGTCTTCAACGGCTGATTTGCGTTCAGTTTGTTTTGTTGGTGGCTCCCAGCCAGCGTCTTTGGCATGCTTGAATAGTGTGCCGATGCCAACACCTTTGCCCTGGTGAAAGCTCTTCCAGTGGGTCTCGATGTCTTTGGTCCCGGCAAACTTCTGGCCAGCCATGGACCATTGCATCCATGGTCCCATGCCTGCCTCGCCAAATTCTGTGTGCAGCGCCTGGCCCAGCTCAATCCACTGGTCGTAATCGCAGTCTGGGGAAATATGGTGCAAAGCCTTGATGGCGCGATCTAGGTCGCTGTCATCCAGTCTTGAGCCTAATTGGCTGAAGTCAAAGGATTGACTTGGAGCTGTTGGCTTTGGCTCTTGGAGCTGGTGCTGCTCGATGATGCCCCAGTCTTTGAGTAAATCGTAGAGGTCTACGGCAGCGTGAAATTCCCCGGCCACCTGGTTGCCACTGAGTAGCACTGACTTGCCTGCACTGTTTGGCAGGCCGAATACTTCAAGCTCTTGGCCACCACCCAGTTTGTACTTGGGCAACACCAGGTCTTTGACTGCTGGCGCTTTGACCCATAGGAACACATGGCGGCCACGGCCACTGACTGACACTTCGGTCAGCATGTTGTTGGCTTTGACAAACTTGGCCATGCGCTGGATGGCCACATTGGTCGGGCCAGATGCGTGCTTCATGTCCACATCCAGGCAGACCAAAAAGTCGCCTAATGGGCTGATGATGGGGCGCTGCTGGACAAGGCCAAGATATTGGCCGTGAGGCGCTTGATCCATGGACCAAATGTCTTCAGCCGTGTAGAGGTCTGACGGGTCAGTGTCGCGTGCCACGCCTTGGCCACTTCGCTTGAATGGAATCTTTTTAGAGCCTTGCAGGGCAAAGGTGCAAAAGACTGCATCAGGTGCGACAGCGCCTATCTTGCAGGCCACAGTCTGCGACTGCTGGAATGTATCGTTTTGGGGTGTTTCAGTTATGATTGGCACTGAAATTCCTTTGGTTTGGTGTTTCATTTTGTAGGTTGCCCTTGAGTTTTGCCCTGGTCAGAGTTTGCGCTTGGACCAGGGCTTTCTTTTTGGACAATGAGGGATGGATTCTATTCCTTGAAATTCTTCTGTTTGAGTTTGGCTTCAATGGCGCGGACAATTTCAAAAGCGTACTTGTTTGATGCAATACACACTCTAATTTCCTCATCCGTCAGCCCTACCCATTCACGTTTACACATCGCATTGACCGCTTTGTCCACGCTGGACTGCGCTTGCTTCTGCATTCCATCAATGAAGCCGCGTTCGTATTCACTGGCATGTTCACGCCAAGCGTTCGCAGGAGTTATGGGTTGTCGATTTGCTTCCATGCATCCTCCAAGCCTTTGCTGATATGTTTCTGTGCGCTTAAATCTGCCCAGCAAGCCAAACCAAGACAAAGAATACAAACTAATAACCAAAAAATTACAGTCATGCTTCCCCCTTAATGCCGTGCGCGGCTTCGATGGCTCTGGCAACTCGCAAGTCGTCTTGCCAATTCCTTTTTGTGTCACACCCAAGAAACTCAGCCTCCAGCGCGTCTTGAATCTCCTCATCCGTCAGCGGCTTGCGCTGTGGTGGGGTGGTGTAGGTGTACTGCTGTGCGTAAAGTTTGTGTTTACCAACAGGTAGTGCCATGTAATCAAGCCTCCAATCTTTTCCAAATACTTCTACGATTGCTACAGGAACAGGCTCATCATTCGCTTCTAGTGCGGCTTTAATGGCGGTGATGGCTTCATTGATGTCGTCTAATTCAGAACCAACAGGGTCATGCGATCCCGAGACAAATTTGACTGATTTTTTCAACGCCTCCAATCCAAGGCGTAATGCTTCAGTCTGCGTCATCATCATGCTCCTTGCTTTCTTCGATCAATTGGAGCTTGACAAATTCCAATGCACCAATGACTGTGGCCATG